ACAGGAATAATAGAACCAGTTATTTTAGTCGAAATAGGTTTTTCCACCCCAATATATTTAACTAATGCAAGTTTTGATTTAACATCTAGTGTTTCTGGAACATCAAGAACATACCTATCTAATGGGCATTTAAGGGGTATTACAGGGGTGCAAGAAACAGGCACACCAACTAAGAATAGTTTATCGGTTAGCTTATCTGGGGTAGACCAAACGTACATAGCACTAGCATTAACCGAGAATATAATAAATGATGATGTTTTTATTTATCAAGGTTATTTAAATTCAAGTTTGGCATTAATAGCAGACCCATTTTTATTATTTTATGGCAATATTGATGAATTTAAAATATCTGATAATACATCAACAGCAACATTAGTTTTACTTGTTAGTTCACATTGGGGTAATTTCAGCAAAACTAGTGGAAGAACAACTACAACTAATTCACAACAAAGATTTTTCCCAACGGATTTAGGTATGGATTTTTCAGCTTTAACAGTTCGAGATATTAAGTGGGGTAGAGAATGACAAGTACCCATTTATATTATGCAGAAAAAACAGATATTGAAATTATATATGATTTATTATTAGAATATAAAAACAAAGATTGTGAAGCTGATTATCCAGATGTTGATAGAAAAAAAGGTTTGTATTTTATTAATGCTATTTTAGATAAGGGCAAAATACTTTTAATGAAAGATTTAGACAATGATGAATTAATTGGTTGTTGTATGTTTAATAAATCTGAATATTTTTTTAGTAAAGATCAAATAATGCAAATACAAATTATTTATATTAAAAAAGATTTTCGAAATTTTAAATTAGTTAAATTATTTATTGATAGTGTAAAAAAAGTTTCAGAAGATTTGCCGATTGTTTTATCAATTACATCTGGTTTACATATAGACCCAGTTTTTGAAAATTTAGGTTTTAAAAATATGGGTTCTAATTGGAGGTTGGCATAAATGGGCGGTTGGAATCCTATTGATGACATAATTGATATTATTGACGATATTGTTGATGGTATCACAGACATAATTAATGATGTCATTAGTTGGCTAGTTCCTATGCCAGATATTCCAGATTTTGGCACACTAAGACCAGATCAAAATGCAAAAGGAATATTAGTAAACAAATTTAGTTCAAATGCACATATACCTATTATTTATGGCACACGAAAAGTTGGTGGTAATGTTGTCTATTTACAAACAAGGTCATCAAGTAGAGCAACACAAAATAATGAAATTTTACAAATGGTTGTTGTTTTAAGTGAAGGTGAAATAAGTGCTATTGATGCACTATATGTAAATGATAAAAGAGTTGTTTTAACTGGTAGCCTTGATGATAATGTTAGTAGATTTGCTGATAGTACAGATGAAAATTTTTATGATATTGAAAATGATGATACTTTAATTACTGTTGAAGCACATTTTGGAACTGATACTCAAACATCATCAAGTATATTAGGTAATTTTAATACCGATTGGACACCTAATCATAAATTATCTGGTTTGGCATACTTAGCAATAGAATTTTCATGGAATTCAGATAAATTTGGAGGAATACCAAATGTACAGGCATTAGTTAAGGGTAGAAAGGTATATAACCCTAATTTAGATGGAACTGTTACTGGTGGAAGCGGTAGCCACAGGAAAGACGATAGTTCAACTTGGGCATATTCAGATAACCCTATATTGCAATTATTAGATTATTTGAGAAATGATAGATTTGGAATGGGTATACCTAACAAATATTTTGATAGTAATTTTGCAGATTGGCAAACAGCAACAGATGTATGTGATACACAAATAACACCAGTTGAATCTGCAAATCTACCAATAACATTAGATACATTTGGTACAGGATATAGATTTGATAGTGAAAGTGCAGTAACAGCAAACACTATTGATTTAATGAATAGTCATACTGTTGTTGATACAGCAAAAAAAGCCATAGATAATGTTAAAGATTTTGTAAGGGGTTCTAGGTCTTATCTAAACTTTTCTGGTGGTAAATATAATATATTAGTTGAAACAACAGGTTCAGCATCAATAACATTAACAGAAGATAATATTTTAGGTGGTATCAATGTTATCAGTAAAAATAAAAATTCCAGATATAATAGAGTAATTGTAAATTTTATTAGTCCAGAAAAAAATTATCAATCTGATTCAGCACAATTCCCACCAGTTGACGAAACTTTGGTAGATACAGCAGATCAACACGCAACACTTTTAGCCGAAGATGGTGGAATATTGTTAGAAGGTAGATTTGATTTTTCTATGTTTACAAGTAAATTCCAAGCACAGGAAATGGCAGAAATAATTTTAAGGCGGTCTAGGTCTAGTTTGAATGTTACATTAAAAGCAGATGCAACAGCATTAGATTTATCTATTGGTGATATTGTCAACATAACCCATGCAACACCCGCATTTTCTGAAAAACCTTTTAGGGTTCAAGGAATGACGTTAAATGCAGACCATTCGGTTGGTTTGACGTTATCAGAACATCAAGATTCATATTATACTTTTGGAACTCAAGACCCAGTACCAGAAATAGTAGATACAACATTACCAAGTCCATTTATAGTTACAACACCAACAGTTTCAGCAGTAGATGAATTAAGAGCAAGAAATGAAGAAGCAATAGCTGTATTATTAGTTAATGTTGCGGTTGATGATTTGTTTGTAACTGATTTTGAAGTACAGGCAAAGAAATCAACCGATTCTGTGTTTATTAATTTAGGTCGTGGAAGTTCAGCACAATTTGAATTAGTTAATGTTGAGGACAATGTTATTTATGATATTAGAGCAAGGTCTGTTACATCTGTTAGTCGTTCTTCATTCGTAAGTATTCAACATCAAGTTGTAGGTAAAACAGAACCCCCAGAAGATGTTACAAACTTTAGTGTTAATATTATTGGAACAGAAGCACATTTAAGTTGGACACCAGTAAGCGATTTAGATTTATCACATTATAGAATAAGGCATTGTAGAGAAACAAGCGGGGGTACATATGCCAATTCAGTTGATTTAGCTGATAAGGTATCAAGACCCGCAAATACTGTAATCGTACCCGCTATGACAGGTACATATTTTATTAAAGCTGTGGATAAAGTGGGCAATCCTTCAAGAAATGCTGTTAGTAAAGTTGCTATTATTGAAAATATAAAAGGTTTAAATTTAGTTGCAACATCTACACAAAGTCCTAATTTTACAGGAACAAAAACAAATTTAGCGGTTGTGGATAATAAACTTCAATTAGGTACATCTAATTTATTTGATAGTGTTGCGGGAAACTTTGATGATGCTTCTGGATTATTTGATGCGGGTGTGGGTAATATTGCTAGTTCTGGTACATATGAATTTGACACACATATTGATTTAGGTTCTGTTTATACAAGCCGAGTTACAGCAAATATGAATGTTGAAAACTTTAGTTCAGTAGATTTGTTTGATAGTGCTACAGGTAATTTTGATGATAGAGATGGAGATTTTGATGGTGACCCTTCAGAATTTGATGATACAAACACAGAATTATTAGTGGCTACCACAGAAGGCGATCCATCTGGCACACCTACATATACTGATTTTAGAAAGTTTTTTGTTGGAGATTATAAAGCAAGAGCATTTAAATTTAAGGTACAAATGACAAGTACAAAAGGCACAGCAACACACCGAATATCAGCATTATCGGTTACTGTAGATATGCCAGATAGAGTTGTAGCAGAAGCCGATATTGTAAGTGGTACAAGTGCTAGTGGAAAAACAGTTACATATTCACCCGCATTTAAAGTTCTTCAAGGTGTAGGAATTTCAGCACAGAACTTAACAAGTGGTGATTACTATGCTATAACAAATAAAAGTGAAACAGGATTTACGATTGAGTTTTTTAATAGTTCCGACGCAACAGTAAGTAGAACATTTGATTATGTTGCTAGAGGATATGGCGAATTAGCAAGTTAGGAGTTACAAATGTCACAAAATGATTTAACAATAGCTAATCAAGGCTTTGCATCTTTTAGGTCTGATTTAAATAGTGCCTTACAAGCATTAGGTTCAACAAATTCTGGAAGTTCAGCACCATCAACAACTTTTGCAAATCAGTTGTTTTATGATACAACAAATAATATTTTAAAAATAAGAAATGAAGATAATGATGCTTTTATTTCACTTTTTACCTTAGATCAAACAAACGATAATATTGAAGCCTTAACAATAAGTGGTACTTTGACTTATACAGGTGATTTAGTTTCATCTACTGCGGGAACATCTAATTTTAGGGCGGGTGTCAATGCAGGTAACTCTATTGCAAGTGGTGGGAATTATAATGTAACTGTTGGAGATGAAGCGGGAACTGCACTTACTACTGGTGATGCAAATACCGCTATTGGATTTGAAGCACTAAAAACTGAAGATGCAAATGGATTTAATACTGCTGTAGGTTATCAAGCATTAAAAACATTAAATGCAGGTGCAGATTCATACAATACAGCTATTGGTTATCAAGCAGGACTATCAATTACAACAGGAACTTTCAATACAATAGTTGGTGGTATAGCAGGTGATGGTATTACGTCTGGCACTCACAATACAGCGATTGGAATGGGTGCTTTAAATGATGACACACAAGGTAATAAAAGCACAGCAGTTGGACAAAGTGCATTAACAACACAAAATTTTACAAGTTCAACAGATACTCATAACACAGCAGTT